TGCTCTGGCCGTCGATTCGCTCCATGACGCCTTCGCTTTTAGGTATGGCTTTCGTGCACTTGTCACAGTAATCCCATGCACCGGCTTTGAATACTTCAATCGCTCCCATTTTAGATCTGTGGTTTCCATGTGCCGCCACTTGTCATGACGTACCAGATTGGATCGCATTGGCTAGCTTTGCTTTTTTCTGTGCAGCTGAAATTCGCCCACGCTTTGCCATTCTTTGCACTCACGCCTTCACGCCAGACGCGCGTACCGTGTTGGCAGCGCGGAGCTTCGGCCAAGACTTCAGCTCCGATCTTGTCTGTAATGGCGTCAATCGCTGATCCGATGTTCGGCATCCCTACATCAAGCGAGATAGCCCACGGATCTTCGTTGGCTGCTTTTGCCAGAGCTGCGTCGCTGTGCTCGACCTGCTCCATATTCTGTCGAGTCGGACGCGTATTGCTTACGCCATCCGGCAGATTAAGAGCACCGAGCACAAGATTTAAGCATCTTCCAATTGCAGAGCTGACTGTGTCTTCGACGTACCATTTTTTCATCTGGACGTTATAGGTTGAAACGTGTCCGAATGCGTAATCGATACCGGCTGGCAGTGTGTCATCGCTTTGACGATAGACGCGAGCTTCGACAAGTATGTATCCGTCTTTCGCGTTGAAGTCGATGATCGATGTCTCGATGCGGCCTGTTGCGAATGTTTTTTGGAATCGCGCTATGCGAGCTGCGATGTCTTCGTATCCATCCAAGAAGCTCATCGTGAAATCTCCTTGCTTACCATGTGGCGTGATACTGCGCGGCCGCGTAGATAGCCTTCACGCTGTCCATCTTTTAGTCCAATTGAATATCCAATCATGAGCATGAGCCCCATGAGCAGAATGATGCAGATCCACATCTGCACGAATTCGAATGTTGTCATTGTATTGCTCCCGAATCTGAGAGCTGCGCTTCAGCTCCCTGCCAGAAGAGTGACGGATACATCTGACATCGTCAAGAATCGCGCTCGGCTTTCGGCGTGTCTTCCACGGATCTTGGCTTGTCTTTTAATCCATTAGAAGCCAAGACTGATCCTAGAGCTCCAGTCAAGAAGATGGTCAGTGTTGAGAGAAGCTCGATGAAAGCTCTGTCATTAGGAGCTTGATCTCCTAGCGGCTGAGTTACGAAGATGAGCGCGTATAGCATTCCGGCGACTGAAAAGCAGAATGTCGCAGCTAGCACAACTCCGATGAATACAATCAGCCGAGCTTTTAGCTGCTCGTTACTGTAACGGTGCGGCTTCACGTGGATCGTATCCGAAGATGTCTTCTGTGCACGTACCTTGCGCCTTACACTGTGGCGGATTGCATTCTGGAGCATCCCAGTTTTCGAAGAGTTGGCAGTCATATCGTGTCCATCCTTGGTAAGCGCACGACGACAACGAAAGGACGAGCCCCATTCCAATCGCTGCCGTCAGTGCTTTCGAGATCACTTTCCCTTAGTTATCCCGAACGATGCGTCGGCTGGATTTAAGAATCGAAGAATGACGGGCAGTACGGCAGCTAAGCCGGCCATGCCAATTGTCTTCGGATCTGTCTGTCCGGCCATATAGACGGCCAGTGATGCGGCTAAGAATGAGCGAAGCCACGATGCTGCGATTGATTGGATCTGTTTCATTTTTTCTTGCCTTTCTTGGGAGCTTCTGTGTGAATCTCCACAGCTGGATATTCTCCCGAATAAGCGACAAGCTTAGGCCGACCGAATCCGACCACTTCTTTTCCAATTGCTCTTCTCTTAATCATGACCATTCCGCCATTCCGCTGATCGCCAGAGCCGGACGTGTTGCCCTCGATGCAGACGACGAATCCTTTTTCAATCTTGGCCACAATGCCGATGTGTGAGATCCGGTCGATGCCATCATGCGGAAAGTCCATGAAGCATAAGTCTCCGACCTGTGGTTTTTCTGTAATCCAGCGGCCTAAATCCTTCATCTTATTAGCTCCGGCAGCTGTCGAGACCATTGATGGAATCTTGACGCCAGCTTGATCTGCGCACCAATTCACGAATGATCCGCACCATGGCAAACCATCGGCCTTCATAAATTTTCCGTACTTCGTCAGATTGTCGCCTTCTTCAATCGTGCCGACTTCTGCCAACGCTACTTCGACAAGTCGAGCAGCTGTGCCAGTTGGATACGTCATTCTTTTGGAAGCTCGTCCGGATACTTTACGGATGCATATTCTGGCGAATTGTATTTATCGCAGACTGCCGCGCCCCATAAGTCAGCACCTTCGGCTGAATCAAATGCGCCAACTTCGTCAATTTTTTTGGTGCCATCTTTTACAATGACTTTCCAGTCATCTGTTACTGAGTAATTTAGTGCCATGATTTCTCCTTATAGTTGGGCTGTATAAATGCGACCATTGCTATCACCGCAAGTTAATTTGCCGTTTGAGTCAATAAAAATTGCGTTGATAGGAGCGTTACTAGTATCAGGAAAATCTATTCTTGGCTGAGCCTCATTGAATATAGAACTTGTCATTGCAGTTGAAACTTTGTAAATGTTATTTCTAAATGCGGCTACTGGGAAATACATATAACCTGAGTATACAGGTGTTGTTGTATTCATAGAATTATCTACAACATAAGGATTCGGAGTGCCGCCTATTGCTGACCAAGCTGAACTTGGTGCGCCTGCATTATAAAAACCGTCGCCCGATTGAGCCAAAGCAAAAAATCTGCTTCCATTGTAAAATACGCCTTCCAAAGTAGTTGCCATAGAAGCAGGTAATACAGTCCAAGTTACGGCATCGGTTGAGTAATATCCAGCGCGAGTATTAGCATTACCAACTGCTACATAATAACCGCCGCCATAAGTAACACTATAAATGTTGGTGCTTGATGTTGTTGGAGTTGTGCGCTTCGTCCAAGTGATGCCGTCCGTTGAAGTTGTAATTCCACCTGTGCCACCATTAGCACCGCCACCAACTGCAACGAATAAATTGTTAATATAAGCGACATAGTAAAGATTATTAGCAGCAACTCCTGCTGTCCTAGCAGTCCAAGTGACGCCGTCCGTTGAAGTTGTAATAAGTCCTGAATTTCCTACTGCAACGAAAATTCCGTTGCCATAAGCAATTGCACCAATAACACTTGAACCAAAACCTGATGTTCTTGAAGTCCAAGTAACACCTGAGTCTGTTGATGAATAAAGAACGCCATTGCTGCCACCTGCGACATAGATTGTTGAGCCATTGGTCGCTATTGTTTTTGGACTCCAACTTGCTGAAGGCGTAAGTCTTATAGTAAAAGTAATTGTGCCGCTTGCTGGTGTAGACCATGTTGGCACTCCACCTGCAACAGTTAAAACCTGACCAGTTGAGCCAATACCTAAACGCGCTGGAGTAGATGCTCCTGTTGCATAAATTGTGTCGCCTGTTGTTGTAAGTAGCGAATCGGGAATCTGTGCATCGATTTGCGCTTTGAGCGTTGTATCGATGGATGATCCAAGTGTACGAATTGCGGACGCGCCATCTTTGACGAGATCGGTATTGTCCGGCGTCGTCCAGCCGTAGTTGGTCGTCGTTGCCATGCTTTCTCCTTATGTCTAGGACACTAGTGTGGCGTATTCCCACGTCAATGTCGGTGATATTGTGTTCCATGTCTCTGGAGCTGGTACGTCGCTCCACTTCATCGCTTGCAAGCTGTAAGCCACCGGCGACAAGTTAATTGTCAGTGAAAGTCGATTGTATGAAGTCGAGAATGTCCAACCTTCGACGAATCCTTGAAAAGTGCCACCAATCATGTTCGCCGGTAAGTCCACGATATTGACCGGCAAGCCCATAAAGATTCCAAGAAGATCATCTCGATCTATGTCTGTGAGCTCTGAATTTGTCAGCTCATAGTTAAGAGTTCGGAATATGTCGGATGGGAATGCTCGCAGCTCTAAATAGAATTCGGCTTGGCTAAGAGCATCGGCTGAATTATGAAGAGTCGTTGTGACGATATAGCCCTGTTGTCCATAGGTCGCAATCGATGTTGCATCGCTGGCAGATTGTTCAGCTGAAGATGTGGCGTTATATTTAACCGTCACTGAGTTGCGGAGATCTCCGGTACGTCGTGCAACCGAGATTCCATTGGCTAGCGCGTCATTAGCTGAAAGATCGCTGTATCCATTAGCTGCAAGATATTGGCTTCGATGTGTTGCATCGGCGTAGCAGATTCGACCTTGACCATCTTCGTACAGATAGCCGAGTCCAGACGTTGCCAGAGCTGAGACGATATTAAGAGCTGTGGCGCGCGATGATGTTCGAGCTGCGAGCTCGTAGTCTCCGGGTCGATCTATCTCACCGAGACCAGTATTTTCCGCGTCTGCCCATGTCGTCGTCGCCGTGTAAGTTGCCCACGTAAGAGCTGCCGGCACTTCATCCCATGAAGCAAAAAGAAGCGGCTCTAAGATTTCATATATCTGATCGCCATCGAAATCCTTAGATAAGACTCCATCGACAAGAATCTTTGCAAGCTTGGCGAGTGCTCCCATCGCAATAATCTTGAATGATTGAGTAATCATGACTGATCCTGCGCTTTTGACCGTCTGCGAGATGTCTGTGACGTATCCGCCGAAGATTGGCACGAATGTGCCAGTCGAGTCTTTCACCTCGATTGTTATTTGGTCATTTAGATCTGCGGCAATAGTCACATTCTCGTCAAGATTGATTATCTCGACCGAGCAATATCCGGCAGCTGGCTGGACGTAAAAGTCTGTTCGACCGGAAGTGATTGAAAGATTTGCGAGAGTTATGTCTGTGTAATCGACGCCACCGATCGTGACCGACCAGACCGGAGACCATGCTGTCATCGGTCGTATGCTCCTACTGTGGAGCTAATACCGCCACGAGCTAGCGAATCTTGGAATACCTGTTCAACCGCGCGAGCTGCGCCTTCTGGATCGCCTACTACGCCCATATTGATCGTGACCATTGTGGCATTTTCTCCGCGGCGGAATGAGCCCACATCGAATGATGATCCGGCTGGAGTAGCTCCCAGAGCTTCAGCTTGATTCTGCAACACGTTAAATTCTTTTGTGAGAGCGTTGAGCTGTGCTGTACCTGCGCTTTTACTTATTCCACCGGTTTGAACCAAGAATGTAAGATCAGTAAATTTGTCTTGAATAGTTGTCAATCGGCTGACAAGATTTTGCAAGCTAGTTGCACCGGTTGGAGTCATAACGCTAGATCCGCCTCCGCCGCCTCCGCCGCCTCCGCCGCCTCCAGTGCCACCACCACCGGCTAATCCACCGAGATAGCTTCCGGATTGGATTGGATTCATTCCACCGCTAACGCCGCCAGATGAGCCACCGCCATCGCCGCCACTGCGATTAAGGAAAATACCGGCAGCTGCGAATAGACCTATCGCGCCAGCAATACCAGCTCCAGCGGCTATAAGTGAGACGCCGCCTGTCGCTCCGGCAGTTGCTACGGCTGCGCCCGCTGCCGCTGTTCTCCATGTAATAAAGGCAGCGACCAATCCTTCAATGACTGTAATGAATCCGGCAATTTTTGCAGCTACGAATATGCCTGAAATTACTGTGCCAATGACAAGTAATTCTTCTTTGAGATCCACAATCGTTTTGATGATGTTTCTTATTTTTTCGCCCCATGTAAATAAATCTCTTTGCGAATCCGTCAAGCTAGCTTTTAGCCCATTGTTACCAGTCAAGCCAGCGATGAATCCGTCCAGTGCCGGAATAAGAGTCTCTAGTACGAAAGTCGCGAGCTTCTCGGCTACCGGTAGCAAAGCCGCGCCGATAGCTTCTTTTGATTCTTCAATGGCAATCGACATTGATTTGAATCGAGCTTCGGCTGTCTTGGCTTGATTCTCTGAAAAATTACCGTAAGTCTTTGTGAGATCCTTGACAATCTGGTCATTCGAAGCCGTCTTCAGATAGTTTTCATCGAGACCCAGACCAAGCTTCTTCAGAGCTGTATTCGATCCCTCGTTGGCCTTTGCAAGCGCGTTAGAAGTTACTTCGAGCGATTTACCGCTTGCGGCACTTAGGTCAAGCGCAAGAGCCAAAAGATCCTGTGACTCTTGGACGTCTCCGGTACTTCTGGCCAGTCGAGCCAGAGCCGGACGAATCTCGTCGTCGGTGACGGCGGCAGCGATTGAAGTCTTTGAGACGTACTGATCTAGTCCGGCAATTTGTTGAGCTGTGGCATCGGTGGTCGCTTTGATTGTATCTGTGAGCTTTTTCTGCGCAGCTTCATCCTGTGCGGCAGCTTTGACAGCTGAGACCGCGAATGCAGTGACGGCAGCTCCGGCGAC